AGAAGAAGAAGAGGCTGAAGAGGAAGTGGTTGAGGAGGCTATTCATGTGTGCCCCCTTTGTGTTTCTCAATTAGATGAGTCTATTGACGAAGAGCGTATTCTTGAGCATTTAGATGTCGTTATGGGTCTTGTGGATCGTCTGTCTCAACTCAATGAGGGCGACGAAGATATTGACACCGTGATTGACGAAACGCTTGCTGAATTACTTCTTCAAGATGACGAATAAGGGGGACTTTCAATGGAAAGTATTTCTAAATTCGCAGAAGCTTTAATAGATCAAGAATTAAATAGTATACAGGAAGGAAGATCAGTAGCTCCTTCTACTACCACGGGTAGTTCTCCTCTCGCTCCTGCGGGTAAGGATATTCGGAATATTAGTGTACCTGATTCTTTTATGCAACAGATTCTAGGGGAAAGTTTTACACCACAAAGTACTCCTGCTGTTGAGACTATTCCCGAGATTGTATGGACTGATTCCGAAACGGAAGATGCGCTTGCAATCGCTCAGTCTCACCCCGAAATGCTTGCGGAATCTACAGCCCAGGAACTCATCCCTCTTCTTATGGATGTGAAGGCTCTCTTACAAGAGATGACTAGTGCGGGTATGCTTGGAACTAACATGGCNGGGGCGAAAACAATAGATAGATCCTTTGAAAAAATAGAAGCTAGTTATGGTTATAAAAAACCTAAGAAAGCTAAGAAAACTAGGAAGCAGGTTTTAAAGAGTTCTATTAGAAGTAAAATTAAGAAAAAATGAAGTTAACTGAAGCCCTAAGTTTATTATCTGAATCTAAAGGGCGAGAAGTTTATACTTCTAAAGAAGGAGCTAAACGAAAGGTAACAAAGTCTAGAAAGGGAAGAGTGAAGACCTATCCAAGTATCAAAGTGGCTCTAAGCCAAGGATCCTTTGGTCAAATCTTTTCTACTACTGCGGCAAACAGATTGTATGTTATTTCAAAAGGAAAGTGGGGAAAGAAGAGTGGCAGGGGAAAAATAGCAAAAGGATTCACTCCAGGCAGTGCTACCCCTAGCGCAGATTTTAAGAGTATTAAGAAACATGCTGCTCGTACCCTAATAAGGTATGGTAAGGGGTCTGATAAGTTAGCTCAAAAATACGGCAGCAGATCTATGAGAAAATCAAGAGGGATNTTTGGCAAGGACGGAAGAAAGGATAAGAAGGATTAATTATGCAATTACTACAAGACACATTTATTATTGAACAGCTTCAAGTTATAAACGAAGGAAAAGCTGATGGCCCCATGAAAATTCGTGGAGTCTTTGGGAGATGTAATGAGAAGAATAATAATGGTAGAATCTACCCTACTAGTGTTTTACAAAGCCAATTAGATAAAGTATCCCCTCTTATTATGGAAAGAAGATTATGTGGTGAGCTTGATCACCCTCAGAATGATACAGTAAAGCTNTCTAATGCTTCACACTTAATAACTCACTTAGAGATGAAGGGCCAGGAGCTTATTGGAGAAGCAGAACTTCTTAAAACTCCTGCTGGTATGACAGCCCAAGCTCTGATTAATGGTGGAGTTAAAATTGGTATTTCCTCTAGAGGAATGGGAACCCTCTCCGAAGATCATAACGGAGATAAGGTTGTGAACGAAGACTTTAAATTGGTTACTTTCGATCTGGTGGCTGATCCGTCCACTAGAGGAGCTTATCCTGGACTGTCAGAATCTACAGAAGGGAAGTTTGCTAGAGAGACTCAAACTAGGTTACAGAGGGAAGACAACTTTGTTACCTTACTTAAATCCAGAATGCGCGATGCTTATCAGCCGTTTATTGAAGAGGCTAACGGAGCAAAAGTGGCAGCGGCTGGAGAGACTAAGCAGGATCCTGGTACTATGAGTGCGGAACAAATGAGGATAGCTAATTTGAGAACCACAAGAACAGCGACAGCAGAAGGTAAACATGCTAGTGTACGAAGAAGAAGAAAAGGACTACTTGCTTCTACTGAGGGAGAATTTGCTTTAATTAAGGCTGATGGACATTGGCATAAAATGGCTTATGCCTTACACGCTTCCTTGCATGAAGGTATAGCAGCCGCTTCTGATGATTTAGCTAGAGATCTTCTGGATGATCAACCAGAAGATAAGACAGGTGTGGGGATGGCTGCTCATGAAAGAAGACGAGGATTACGGAAGCACCATAGATCCACTCTAAGAACAGCGAAGAGATTTGAGAAGTATAAAACCAAAGAAGATACGCGAAGAATTAAGAAAACAAGAGCCGCTAGTAGAAAACAAGATCTTAAGGATACACAGCAGAGGACTGGTGAAACCAGATTCAGGAAGTGGAAAGGTACTGTTGAGCGAGAAGCAGAGGCTGAAGGTAAGGCCACTAAGATTAAAGGAGCGGCTGGAGGTGCAGCAAAAGGTATGGCTGCCGCGCAAGAAAAAATTGAAACTGAGAAGGGTAATCGGAAGGCAGCTAAAATTAAATCTGGAGGCAGATCTTGGAAAACTCTTGGCTTCCGAAAGAAGGGTACTGAGGAAATTGAGGCTAAAGGAACAGAAAGAGCTTTAGATGTTACCGCTGCTGGAGAGGAAGGTAGGGCGAGTAGGAAGCATGCTGGAGAGCAATCAAGGGAAGATGATGTATCTAGGAGAAAGATTAGGAGAGCCGATGATGAAGCTGCGGCAGATACCCGTAGAGGTCATAGAGAAGTAAGGCGGGACAAGACAGAAAGGCTTAAGTCCAAGGTGCATGGAACCGCAGTTGATGCAGCTACAGGGACTGGTCAGGCTATTAAGAGATTCGGTAAAGCGGCAAAAGAAGCTGTTGGTGAAAAGTATATGGATAAGAGGAAAGAAAATCTAGAGGTGAAAGATATTCTTGACACAGAAAAACGCCGTCAATCCGGGCTTGCACAAGGAGATGAGGAAAAGGCCGAGGCTAGAAGAACAGCAGCTAGAAATAAGGAATTTGAGCCTGGACAGAGAAAAAGAGCTATGGCTTCACTTAAGGTTACAAGGCACGGTCCTGGAGCAGGAGAGCTTGAAACCAAAAAGGGTGGGGTGGCTGGTGGGAAGCCTAGTGCTGAAGCACAAGGAGATAGACCTGGAGTTAGTGTTGGACCAAGAGATAAAGGAGGGGATGGTTCTCGTCCATCGAAAACACCTCCGAAAGTTCCAGCAGAACATAGGGAAGAGCAACCAGACCAGAGAAGAAACGGGGCTCCTCATCCAGGGCAGCCTCAACTTCCTGCGGGTAAACAACCTCCTAGGGAGGTGGAAGCCGAAGTAGTTCCAGATAAAAAACCACTACAATTAGGAAGAGGTGCAAGTAAGAGAGACCCAGATGTTCTCAAGAAGGTCGCTGCTGGTGGTAGATCAGGCCAACGGCATGGTCAAGGTCTAAAAGGAGGAGGGATTGCTGCTGCTAGTGCTGATAGATCAGCACATGTTGCAGCCAGANGTGTTAAAAAACCTGTACCAAGCAGTTCTGGGGAAAGGTCAACGGCAAGAGTTAGCCCAGACTATGCGGATAGATTGAAAACGCAAGCTCACATGAGGAAATATGGTTCGAAATCTGGAGCTTCTCCCGACGAAGGAGGAGGTCCAAGACCTAAAGCAGGAAGACAGACTCCAGGTAAGCTTGGACAGCAAAGACGCGCTCAATTACAACTAACTTCTACTGAATACCACAGATTCGGATCTTTATTAGCAGAAATACTACAGTAAAATGTCATTCATAAAAAGATTACTTGCAGAGTTCACAGGTGAGTTAGAAGCATCTATGACTAAGAAACCGTCAGCACAGGGTGGACTTGGCGTGAGAATATCACGGCATTATTCAAGAGAGTTTCTTGCTGGACTAGCGCAACAGAAAGGGTACGCAAGAGCTATGAAGCACGGTGCGACTAGTCGTTCGAAAGGGAAATCTGCTGAATCTGCTTCTGGAGGAAGACGGGCTGCTGATGCTCCAGAAACTAATACTCAATCAACTAGGACAAGACCAGCTAGACCAGCTAGACCAGCTAGACCAGCTAGGACAAGACCAGCTAGATCAGCACGAACACGAAAGAAACCCTCTAAAAATGATGATGACAAGTAACTCATACATTTTTAAAAAAAAATACAATTTTGTATATTAAACTAATAGATAATAATGAACCTAGGAGAACTATTTATGAATGATATAAAGAATATTGCCGATATTCTACCTGAAGGATTAAACGAATCTACCGTCGAAGCTATTTTCGAGATGGTAGATTCTACTATAAACGAACAAGTAGAAGAGAAGATCGGTTTGTTGGAGGCTAAGGTTAATGCCTATCTCCGTAATAAAATTGACCAACTTAAAGATCAAGCTTTTACCGAGCTTTCCGAAGAAAGCGAAGTCTTCCGTAATGCAAGACTTTTTGAGTCGGTAAGAACTTTAATGGCTCTTGAGCTAAGTGACAGTGATGAAGAGAATGCTCTTTCTGAAATGACCAGTCAGCATGGTGAATTACAGGAAGAGTTTAGCGTTCTTGATGAACAAGTAGACGCACTCGTTAATGAGAATGAAAAACTTCAAGGAACTATCAAAGTTCTTGGAAGTAAATTATCTCTCACCGAACAATCTGTCAGTGAACTTGAGGGGCAAAATTTCCAACTTCTTGAAGAGGTTGAAAACTTAGAGGCTTCTAAGGAGGAGGCATTTGTCTCATCGGAAAAAGCTATCGTTGTATCTCAAGCTGATAGAGAGATTAACGAAGAAAGAGTTCATTCCAATAATGAATTTTTAACGGATGAGGTCATGAAGTTCATGCCCTTCTCTCAATCTTAATATAAGGATAAATTAATATGGATGTAATGCATCAAACTGATGATACGCTTGTCCAGAAGTGGGAGCCTGTGCTTGAGGGTATTGATAATGACTATACCCGTAGAGTGACTGCACAACTTCTTGAAAACCAAGCTAAATCAATCGTTGAAGATAAACTTAACATGAATGAGGCTATTTCCGCTGCGACCACTACAACTGGTCAACTCGGAACTTTCCAAAAATTTGCGTTTCCCTTAGTTCGTCGGGTTTACCCGAAACTTTTAGCTAACCAACTGGTTGGCGTTCAGCCCATGCAGGGACCTGTTTCTCAGGTCTTTTATCTGGGTAACGACCGTGCTTCTGGTACTGACATTCAAACTGTCTACAGCAAGTTCAACCTGACCTACAGAGGTCTGACTGCTTCTGATATTGGTTCTGTGTCTGCTGGTGCCCTTGGAACCCAAGGAGATGCTAACGCTGGATGGCCCGGTACTTTCGGTGTTACTGGTACGCGAGGAACTTCCAATGGTCTTGACGGCGATCAAGCTCAAAGCGGTTTCGATGTGTCCAATGTTCTGGCTGCTGGCCCGAGTGGTAGTGAGCCCTTCTTTGGTACTGGTGCTGGCTCTGGGACGATGGGTGGTCAAATTGCTGCCTTCCCCAACGCTAATGCTGTGATGGGTTATAACCTNTCTGGTGGTGAGCGTCTGAGTGGTACGGGTATTCCTGAAATGACCTTCCACATCGAGCAGGAAGCTGTTGTGGCTAACACTCGTAAGATGAGAGCCCTTTGGACTCTTGAGGCTTCTCAAGACCTTAAGGCTTATCACAACCTTGATCTTGAGCGTGAGCTTACGGATCTTCTTTCGAAGGAACTTCAGCTTGAGATCGACCGTGAACTCATTGAAGATCTTCGCATGATTGCTTACGGTCGTCACAAGACGAACGAAGGTGGTGTTGATCTGAGATTAACTGACAATGATTACATTGATCTTGGTAACAGAGGTAATGGAGTATTCCCTGGCTTGGATAGTGCTGCTGGAGCAACTCAGTTTGTTCCTGCTCAGTTTACTTACGACTTCAATGGAGCCCAAGGTACGGGAACAGATACTGCGCTTGGTGCTACGAAGCAAGCCTCTAATGTTTTCGTGATTGATTTTAGTCAGTCTTCTCTTAGCCTTTATCCTCGTCATGTTGGCGAAGTGTATGCTAACTTGCTGGCGATTATTAACCTCGCTTCGCAAGATATTTACCGCACCACTATGCGTGGTCCTGGTAATTGGCTCCTCACCTCTCCTCTCGTTGCTTCTCTCTTAGAGAGTGCTTCGAAGCTTGAGGGTGGTGTGCAACCTGCTGATGGTCCTACCAATATTGGTAGAAACTCTATTGAGTATAAAGGCAAGTTTATGGGTCGCTACGACCTGTATGTTGATCCNATGTATCCTACGGATGAAATTCTCGTCGGTTACAAAGGTGCTAATGCGATGGATTCTGGGTATTGCTATTGCCCCTATATCCCTCTCCAGCAACTGCCTACCATTGTTGACCCAGAGACCTTCCAGCCCAGGAAGGGTATCTTAACTCGCTACGGTAAAGTTACTATTGAACCGTACAACCGATTCTATAGAATCGTGCGTATTATTGGTCCTACGAGTAACTACCTGTTCTCACCGTTCGCTCAGAATACGACGAACCTGGGAACTGCGGGTGACTGATTTAAATTAATTTAAATTAACATGAGGGTCAGAAGAAATTTTGTTCTTCTGGCCCTCATTCACTTCCTATATACAATAGGGTATTCATGTATAAATATAAAAGTAAATGTAGATGGAATATGCTTATTCATTTGGAGAATGAGATTATTGAGATTCGCCCAGGTGAATTATTTGAATCAAAAACTTTTGTGAACTCTAGATACTTACAAGTACTTAGCAGTCCTATAGTAAAAAAGAAAGGTCGGCCAAAAAAGAAAGTAGTAAAAGAAAATAAGGAAGAATTAAATGGCAGCAGCAGCTAGAGTTGATCCCAGATTGTTAGGGTATGGAGATACCTTTGGTTCCTATGGAGGTAGGGACTTGGGGGATACAGATATATTTTCTACAGCCATTGATAGCTCTAAACTTAATACAGGAACTCTATCAGATCCAGTAGAACTAACTAGATTTGAAACTACTATTAGAGATTTTATTCTTGCTCGTTTAGGGCATCCAGTTGTTAGAGTAGAGCTAACAGATTTTCAAGTTAAGACTGCAATAGATGAAGCGATAACTAACCTAGATTATCATGCTCCCTTTTGGTGCGAACAACAGGCTGCATTTGAATGTTCCGCAGGACAAAACAGGTACTTACTTCCGATGCACATAGCTAACAACCTTAGTTATGTGGTATATAAGAAATCTTTATTGAGCATTCAGAACATGACAGGAACCTTGGAGTATGATTTCTTTATTAAATACTTCCAAGACAACTTCTTATTCAGTAACTTTAGTATCTCAGACTTCTACCTGTTACAACAGAGTCTAGAGACAATGAGAAAGGTTTTAGGTCAGGAAGGAGCTTGGGATGTTATTAATGGCAATGTTCTACAGCTATACCCCACTCCTGTACAGAACAATCAGACCTGTATTCTAGTTTACAGAGCTTTGGATGCAGGAACCTTACATCCTTACTACAAGAACTGGATTCAAAGATTTGCTTTAGCTGTGTCTAAAGGAATTCTTGGAGAGGTAAGAGGGAAATATAAAACACTGCCTTCCCCTGGTGGAGGGGCAGCATTAAATGGACAAGCTCTGTCAGATCAGAGTGTAAAAGAAAAAGAAACTCTCAAAGAAGAACTTCTTTTCGAAATTGAAGAACCACCAGTGTTCACGATGTATTAGGAAAGTATTATGAAAAATTTTAAAAAAAGAAAGTTGAATGAGGCTAAACGCAGCCATCCGAGCCTGTACAGCAGAGAGGAGCCCGAAAGTGTGGCTAGTGATGAGCGGGAACGAGAAGCGGGAGGACCTCACCACTCCGAAAAGGATGCTGAAGCGGCTAGAGGAGGGGATTATCCAGACAAGGAATTTTGGGACAAGGCAAGACTAAAGAGGAACCTGAAAAGGGCTACTACTAGAAAGAGAAGGAAATTACAAGGATCAAAGCCAGGAACTAGGAAGAGAGTATTAGCTCAAGTAGCCGCTAGTAGTGGATCAAAAAGAGCGAAGAAAGCTCTAAAGGACAGCACTGAATATCACAGACTAGGATATGTTCTAGCCGAAGCTTTAAGAGTTGAGGATGAAGAGCCTAGAAGCTCTAACGCTTATGTAAGAAAATTAGCAGAAAGCAGATATGGTCGAGAACAAAATAAATTTAGGCGCAATCCTACAACTGCTGAGTCTAGGGATGCAACCGTAAGGGGGATTAAGAAAAGAAGGAGCCGAGCAGAACAGAAAGCTAATGACGACAAAAAAAAGAAAGATATAGCATTAGCATCCGTAGCTGCTGGTAGTGGATCTAAAAAGGCAGCAGCAAATTTAAAGAGACTACAAAAAGACGATNAGTAAATGGNTAAAAAAAATTGGAAAGTAACGACTAAATTACCTGAGCTTCCTGACCTTGATGGTGAGGAGAGTATTCTTAGTCTATTTGATCAGAACAACGCTGACATAAATCTTTTCAATTTGGTTGACGATGAGATGATTCGTCTTGGTGGATCTAAGTTTTACTTCTATAAGTACTATCAGTCTGATGATTTTGATGAAGTATACATGGAATCTAGGAATAAGCCTATAGCTAAAACTCCTCTCATTGTGCATGGTCACTATGAGCCTGTATCCTTAAGTGAGAACCTGACCCAGTTCGGTATCGAGCTAACAAATGATCAGCTTTTCACCTTTAATAAGAGCTACATTGAACGCAAGCTTGGTAGGGCCGTAATACCTGGGGATGTGGTCAAACCTGAATTCCAGGAGCAAAATTATGAGATTTTCGAGGTTGTTGAGGACAGTTTCGAGGCTTACGGGGTATACCACCTAGTCTGCTCTGCTAAACTCCTTCGTGACGCTCCTGATGTGCAAGATCAACCTCTCACTAAAGTTAGTGATGAGCTAGGAGGCTATGGGGGTGGCATAGATGAGTTCTAAGATTTCAGTATGGAAACAAATTTCTGTACCTTATTCTCCCCCGTCCACCAACCCTATGGAATCAGGGGCAGTAGGCTTTACCACTACTACAACTAAATTATTAACTGCTATCGGAATTTCTCAGTATGATTTGGCGGGAAATTATCAAGGAGACTATTTAAAAACAGTAGGCCAAGATTCCCTTATATCTTTCCAGGGAAAAATGGTTAATGATCCATTCATAGAGTCTACTTGGACAATGCGTGTTTCTGGGGAGCCTTCTTTTATTGCTTCAGGGGGTGGCTTTTATAATTTTCCAGTAGGCACAGTATCGGCTACACAGTCAGGATTCAATGTAGCATATGGAAATCCTATTACAGTATATGGCCCCTCTTATGGAGGATCGTTATCATTTACTTTAGATTCAGATAATGTCATTATCTCAGAAGACGCTACCTTATCTGCTATAACCAGTAGGAGTGAGCAATGGAATACTAGAGAGGGAGATATTAGAAAAAAAATGTATCGAATGACACAAGCTGAAAATAATATCTCCTTTATATATAAAGAATTACTTAGGAGCATGATAGCCTCCTTTAGTGAGTTAGGTTACATAAGTTCAGAAGAGAATTTTATAAAAATTAAGTGTGTTCATGCAAATGCGGAAAGAACTATAGCTAAATTAAAACAGGATAATAACATTATTCTTCCTATTGTTTCTATATCTCAAACTATTTCTAATAATAATAAAAATAGAAGAAGAGCAGAGAATGTTCTGGTACAAGAGAAGTACTGGGACGAAGAGAAGAATAGAGCTTTTAGGGTCCTTAGTTTTGCTCCGAGAGCAGTAGATGTTATGTACCAATTAAATATTTGGACTAAATACATGTCTGACATGGACCAAATTTTAGAGCAAGTAAGACTTAAATTCAATCCTGATATGGAAGTTCCTACAAAGTATTCTACTCTAATGAAAGCTTACATTGATACTGAGGAGGATTCAGGTAAGCTTACTGCTGAAGATAAAGAGGATAGAATTATACAGAAAACAATAAACATTGTTGTTGAAGCATATATTCCCAGCCCTAAATTTCTAGTAACTTCTAGTGGGAAAATAGAAAAATTCTTGATAGGATGTTAATGTAATGCCAGGAGTTGAACGAAAAGGGGATCTTGCTAGTTGTGGAGATGCCAATACTGGATCTACTACAGTATTTGCAAATGGTAAAGGAATAACCAGGGTAGGGATAGATACAGCGGGTGGGCTGATTAATGGAGGAAGCGATAGTGTTTTTGTAGAGGGATACAAAGTTTCTTTACCTGGGGATTTAATTGATACTCACGGGCCTGATGGTTCTCACGCAGCCGAGACTACTGAGAATGAAAGCCAAGATGTTTTATGTGGTGATGGTGGGGATCCTGCGCCTGATCTTGATCTTACCCTTGACGCAATTGGTGGTGGTGGTCCGTATTACACAAATACAAAGAACCCTCCAGGATCGGGTAGTAATCAGAACTGTTGGTGGTACACGGGAGATGTTACCTTTTCCTATACAGTAACTAACAATAGTAGTGTACCTGTGGGACCGTTTAATATTGGGTTATGGGAAATGGATTGGTTTACAAATATAGGTCAGACTTTTTACTGGGTTAGGGGTGATGATGGAAAATACGACGGAAAGTGGCCTATTTTGAGAGGTGAAGTACGGCAAGGAGTTATACCTGCGGGAGCGCAAGTTACTGGAACGCTAGTATTACCTAGTGATCCCCAGACTGATAAGCCAGGAATAGTTCCCCCACATGATCTAGGAATTCTCAATCCTCACTGGTCGATTGTAACATCCTCCCACCCCCGTGGATTTACTATGCATGCAGATATAGATAAGGAAGTAAAAGAAACTGATGAAAAGAATTCGGTTCCTGTGATTGAGGTCGGTGCTATCTACGATGCAAATGGCTGCACTTAAAGCACGGTATAAAAAAAGTTCTCAAAAAAAGTGAACTCGTTGGGTAGATAATAAGGAGATAAAGATATGAAACTAGTTAAAAATGATAGCCTTCAGGCATTCACCATTTATTTTGGTACGGAAAAGGGTAATAGAGAAAAGTGGATGCAGCCAGGAGAAAGTATTGTAGTGCCTGATCACTATATCACAGAACAAATTCAAACTCTTCACAGACGAAGAATATTTAAGATTTCAAACGCTTAGGAGAATAAATTATGCCTAATTATGTAAGCCCAGGTGTCTACACCATAGAAAAAGATATTTCGGATTATACTCCGTCAATTAATACTTCAATCGTTGGTTTGGTTGGCTTTGCCAGCAAAGGACCAACGAACAAAGCTACTCTTATTACTAACCAAAACAGCTTGGTTCGTACCTTCGGTAAGCCTTATGAGTCTATTCCAGGCCAAGCATTGGAAGGCGCATTAGAAATTTTAGAGCAAACGAACACGCTGTATTTCATTCGTGCTGTAACCTCTACCGCTGCCGATGCCTCTGCTACAATGACTATGGGAACTTGCCCCTCCATAATTGTTTCAGGAGGCTCTGATGCAACTAAAGGATGGGGACTTGATGCTGCTTTAACTCTTAGGATTCAAGTATATGATAATGCAGGTACTGCCCAATTTACCGCACCAGGAAAAGACTTTACCATCCCCACAAGTACCGCAGTTTCTGGTCAAGCGGAAGCTATTAGAAAGATTGTTGGTGGAGGATTAGACGCAGATAAAGTGGGCGTTTTTGATGGAGGAGATGGCTACGCGGGATTGGGATTGTCTGGAGCTATCGTAGGAGCCTTTGCTGGTTCTGGTGCTTACATAGGGGTTTCCGCTTGTAGTGGCACTTCTTTTGATGAATCTAAAGGAGCTTCAGCATTGTGCCCTGTAAGTGCAGCAGGATCGACTGGCGCAAGTTATGGTGCTAGTGGAGAGCTTGGAGCAGGGGTTTTAGCTTCTGCTTGTAGGGCTTACGGTGCCTCTTTTGAGAAAACTGGAACGAACTCTGCCGCATATAGTATAGTTTCCTTGTATGAGGGGGCTGGTTATAATGGAGGCACTACTACTGGTGGAGATACTAGTGGAAATTCCATTACAGTTAATGGTCTAGGAAGTCAAAACTTTAGTGTTGTAGTTAATCAAGATGGTGTGGCTGATGAAACATTTAAAACGAGCTTTGTTGGATCAGGTGCCTTTATTGAAGATGTAATTAACACTGGAGAAACTAACCTTAAATCTGATACTATTAAGGGTAACTTATTCAAAGATGATGCTGACGCTACGGCTGCGGAATTAACTAATTTTGATGTTGCAACTAATACCCTGATGGGAACGACCAGTTTCCAGATGACGGATCAGTTCTTACTTCCAAACGACAATCCAACAGGAGCAGGTACTGCTACTGCAAATACTACTATTGCAACAAATGGTGGTAGGTGGAATAAGTTAGTTCAAAATACTGGTGAGAGTATGACTGGTGGTGATAATGGAACAGGAAGTACTGCTGCCAATACCACAGCCCTTATTGGAGATTCTTCTGTTGATCCCAAGACGGGAATGCAATCACTTGATGATGATGTTCTTAANATTGGAATCGTAGCTGTCCCAGGTATTTANACGGAAAGTGTTCAGAATAACCTGATAACTTTGGCAGAGAGTACTCAAAACTTTATGGCTTTGGTTTCTCCCCCCTATGGAATTGGAACTGTACAAGATGCTATTGATTGGACTAATGGAAAGTCTTCTAGCACAGCAGGGTCTAGAACTTCAGCAATTACTAGCTCTTATGCAGCGATCTACTTCCCCCATGTTAAGGTCTACAGCGTGTTTGATGCTAAGGATAGATGGTTAGATCCTGCAATCTTTGGGGCCAGACAAATGGCATATACTGACGGTGTTTCGGATAGCTGGTTTGCTCCTGCGGGATTCCGTAGAGGTAGACTCACTAAGCCTTCGGAGGTAGAAGTCAAACTGAACCAGGGCGATAGAGATACCATGTATAGTGGAGGCAATGTGGTTAATCCCATCGTGTCCTTCCCACAACAAGGTATAACTATCTTTGGGCAGCGTACTGCACAAAGGAACCCCACTGCTCTAGACAGAATTAACATTCGTAGATTGATGATTTACATCCGTAAAGTTATCGTCTCTAGTGCAAGAAGATTTGTGTTTGAGCCCAACGATGAATTTACTTGGTCTCAAATAGAAGCTTTGATCAATCCTTTCATGGACGACATTCGTAGACGGCGCGGGATAACAGAATTCCGTGTTGTTTGTGATGCGACAGTAAATACTCCAGTAAGAATTGATAGAAACGAACTTTGGTGTAAAGTTATTGTCAAGCCTACTAAGACGGCAGAAATGATTATCTTCGAAATTAATCTTACTAATCAGTCGGCTAATTTAGGAAACATATAGGAAATTAATTATGGCGCAATCATATTATAAAAATTATTACGGGAGAAACTTCACTCCTGGTCAGGGTCTACCCCTAATTTCTACTGATTTAGATTCAGTTAGAACATATCAGTTTGAAATTCACTTTTTGGGATTACCTTCTGATGTAACTGGAGAAACNGACCTCACCCTTGCTGCTAAAAAGATTACTGGGTTGGAGATGGCTTCNGAGCCCATCGTAATTGATAGAGTTAATGACAAGATCCACTATCCTGGCAAGGTTACTCCTGGAGACTTAGTAGTTACTTTTGATAACTTGTATCTTAGAGAAACTGCTAGTGATCTATGGAGATACTTTAAGCATACCTACGATCCCATTACTGGTGAAATGAGTAAGAGTTCTCAGCCTGGAGGGGGGTTAGGAAACACCTTTAAGGCTGCAAAGGCTGAAATTGTTATGCTTGATAATACTATGGTGCCTCACTCTACTGTAGAAGTTTATGGCGTTTGGCCTACTAAGTGGGCAGCATCTGAATTTAACTATGCAACCAACGATTTCCACACTATAGATGTGACCTTCAAGTACGATTTCATGAATCAGTTCAACTACTCTAACCCCTGAGAGTTAAGTAGTGAAAATACTTAGGCTCAGTCTATATATAAATGGGCTGGGCCTAATTTTTCTTAGGGCTATAATATAATATGGACTATTTTAATGAGTTATTAGAAAGCTACAATAAGCTTAAAAAGAGGACTTTTAAGCTGGAATATATTAGTGAGGCTGAAGCTAAAGCTAAACCAAAAGCTAAACCAAAAGCCAAGAAGAAGGAGACACAAGAGGAGACACCTCCACCCCCAAGTGATCTTGCCTTTGAGGATGGGGCGACTATAGCAAATAATGCGATTAATGCAGCCACAGCAGACGCTGTTCCAGTAATGGGTGTAAATGGAAAGCCTACGGAGATGTCTATTTATAGAAACCCCCAAGGGGATGTAGTTGTAGTAAATTTATACGGTGGAGAGAAAAGCGGGAAGGGGACTGTACAAATGGGAGGTAGCCCAAAACTTACTGCGGCTGGANAGGTTACTGAAACTGCCCAAGCAAAATACGATAAAGATGTACAGAAAGCAGCAGGACGAAAGCAGGATTTTATTGAAAAGCTATCAGGAGATGGAGAAGGGGGTAGTGATCCAGATAGTGAGGATGAGGCCACTAAAAGAAAGAGAGAAGAACAACAAGCCATCGCAGACTTTGAGGCAAAAGCCGCAGCAGAAATTGGGGGGGCTTGGAGACTTAATAGAGTAAAGGAAATAGAAGACGATGGTTGGATGGTAGATGGAGAATCTATTGCTGTACAAGTAGAAGGGAGGGGGGAGAAGAATGCTACCTTAAACCATACTCAAACACTCCTCGCAGCACAAGGAATAGCACAAGAAGAATATGATGCATCTCTAAAAACTAATAACCCCGCTGTATCTCATACTGAAGAATCAGAGTACTTACAACAAATGAAATTTGTGGACAGTTTTTGTAGAGACCAAATAAATTCTTCCGAGAATGATAATTTAAAAGCACAATGGGATAATATTTGTAAAAATCCAATCAGTTATATTGCAGGATCTACAGTTGGAAGTTTAGAATATAAACTTGCTAATGGGGATAGTACTTTTTGTCTAGATGATAAAGGAAAAATAGATACAGCAGGTAAGTGTAAAATAAGTGCTGGATTAAGATCGGAAGCGGTAGAAGCTAATTCACAACTTCTAAGTTTTTTAGCTCCTGCTTCGGAGGCAGAGGCAGATAGGTGTGAGACAATTCTAACTAGGGTAGGATTACATGGAAGAGGAAGTAAGGAAAAATTAATATTCTTTGGGGAGATGGGAGCGGATACTAGCATTCCTTCTGAGGGAGTAGTTATTACTCCAAACCCCCTTCAGAGATTTGCTTTAGAAAAATTAAGATCAGAGTGCCCAGACACGGACTGGACCCCAGACATTGCTAGTGGGGAAAAAGGAGATGAGGTTAGTCCTCTTAGACAAGTATTAAATCTATCTATTGGACAGAATGATAAGAATGCTATCAAAGGTACTCTTTATGAGAGAGTCCCCCAAATATCTATTTTACTTCGAAGAATGAGAGAAGCCTATGATGCTGCAAACGGAGATACAAAAGATACAAAATACCAAAAGATCCATCAAGAGCTAACAGAGTTTATTCAAGAAACTATTCTTGAAAAGGACACTCCTATGCTTGAACAGATAATGAATAATTCCTTAGAGCGAGGAGGATCAGTAGATATGCAATCTTACATGGATGCAGAACAAGCTGCTGAGATGTATGGTATAGCTACAAGCAGAGAAAAACTAAAAATTTGGATACTGTCGGAAGCAAAGGCTATGGATCAATGGCTAGGAAGTATTGAGGGAGTAGTAGGTACAGTCCACCTAGGACTACAGCCTCGTACTGGAGCAAGGGCAGATAATGCTCTTTTATTTATAGATCCAGATCAGGCTGCTGTGGCTGCCAAAGATAGTCGATCTTCGGTACAACCTACAACTTACGACGATATCATTAATAATGCTACACCAAAATCTAAAATTTCGGTACAAAAGAGATTGGATGATTTAAATATAAAACCAGGGCAACAAGTCTACCTTATGCCCTTCGGTCAAAAGAGGATGGANAAGGCTGGNAATACTAAAGCAGGGGAAATTAATACTGAGGCTGTACGAGATGGATACTTCAGACAAGATTCTACTGACCCNACCCCAGGATTCTTTACTGGAATAAGAGAAGTACAAGGATTCGGTCCTGAAGTAGATGAAAATGGAGTTGAAGATTCAGATTTTGCAGCAATGTTACAGTATAATGATGAATTAGAAACGGAAGTTTCTCATGCAACTGCTGGGTTTGCAGAAACTACAACCTATGTNGATAAAAACGGAAAAGTCAAAATTGCTACGCCTGAACAACACTTAAAAATGGCTAGTGAAATTATTACTGGAAAATTAAGCTGGGCCGCACTGATGAAAAGTAAATTTGCTANNCTATTTTTTATTAATGGGAAGAGNAGAAAGTATTCTGATAGANTAGTCCAAGAAAGAGTTCAAGAAGGCATGGAAAGAGAAGCTAGATTTCGGGCATTAAAAAGAGATTTAAATGATCCAAATAAAAAAGATATGGTTGAGAACTACCTTATTAGAAATTTACTAATATGTGGGTACAATGAATCTGAGATGGCTCAAATTAAGGGGACCAATGATGGTAAAGTTATTGGCTGGTCTCAAAATGAGCCTATGAGAGCTATAGCAGATGCGCGAGGAGCTATAGATAAAGATGGGAATCCTAGATTAGAGATAAGTATAGAAGGCGATACAGCCACTTATATAGTAGATGGGCAAAAAGTAATGACTTGGAGCCAAGAAGGTACTTGGTCAGGAACTAAAGGAACTGAGAGTCAGCAACGCCAAACTAGATCTCAAGCTAAATTCGCAGATGAATATGTTTCATCCCCAAAGAGAAATTTCGTAACAGATAAAAGAGGGGAAATTATTGTGAAAGAGGAAGGTCTTTTATTTCAGTTCTTAGCAGGACAACAAAGATTATTAGAGAGATTACTTACTCCAACCAGCATGAGTCAGCTTCTTTAAGTAGATCATCAAATAAATATACTCTATATACTTTCCCCTCTTTATATATTTCTATGAAGTTAGTGGCTTGATAGGGGATATTTGAGGGTACTATAGCTAGTGTAGGGTGTCTATCCTGCTTGAAGATGACCATCGGAATCTTGTCGCACTTGTCCGAATCTTTTTGACATTGATCTATAAATTTCCAGGTGTCTGAACTATAATTATATAGACTATATAAGTTTTCCTTATTGTATCCTTTTTTACACTCTATACAATATTTAAATTTAATAGGTGTTATTAGATCTCCATATATTTTTAAGTAGTCAGGTAGAGTATGCGTAGTGGCGAATGCACCAGATCCAGGAGTTCTTGAAAATTCTGTGGTGTTGAATCTATTATTAAGTAGCTTGGCTATCTGCCGTTCAAAGGTGCTGCCCTTAGCTCTACTGTTAACCTTCTTTTTCTTTTTTAGCTTAGAAAAATCATAATTGTCTTCCATATTGTAATCCTCAGTCTATAATAGTAAAATGAATAGCACCCAAACTGCAATAAGAATTGATGTTGACGCTTGGAAAATAAAAATTCGTGAACGGAGAAACAATCGTATGAGACTACAAATAAATTTATCTAAGGACGAGGCTATTGCCTTCAAGAACTTTGCTTCNGTCTGTAANCCAGANGAAGTATCAGATGAGGACTTCCTCAAAACTGTATTCCTTACAGGAATTGAAGGAATGAACAAGCAGCTTGCTGATTTGGTACAGAAGTATGCAAAAGAAAATAAAGAAGACCTTGCATCGTCTGGGATTACTGTCCTTGAAGGAGATGACGGAGAAATTAAACTAGCTTCGACTGAAGACTTGGAGCAAGCCGTTTCTGGCGCAGGAACTATAGAAGANTCGGTATTACATGATAACGCTATTCGTAAACACACTAATAAGAAATAATTATGTTTCAATTACGCTTTCTCGATAAAGAGAATGAACTTAATAAAATTATAAAAAGAAATAAACGAGATAGAAATAATATAAGCATCTTGTTCATTTCTTTGTGGGACCAGCACTCGGAAAAACTTATTGAAAAACTGAAGAAGAGGTATGAAGGTAGAGAGCGAGGAGAACCTCTCTACATAGTGGATAGTTTTAATATGCCCCACAGCTTTGTTATATATGAGACTAATAAAGTTCCTCATTTGGTTCAGCTAAGGCGCGACTTCACCTATTCAGAAGATTACTTACCTATGGTGATGAAATCTCTGCGCGTCTATAAAGATTGATTGTTATCGTTTTTATACTTTTCAATATAATTTTCGATCTTTTGTTTGTATTTCTTTTCTCTAGTGTAAAGTAATTTTAGATTATTTACTACAATGGTAGTAAAGTAATTAAATGCTGTGCCTTTTCGAGGTTTAAAATTCTTTACCGTCTTTAGGACTAGAGCGAAGCAATCTTGTTTCGCATCATCAGGGTCAACTTTGAATCTAAATGATTCTATTATGTTCGTAATCAGAAGATCAAATAAAGAAACTAGCTCTTCCTCGTAATTTTCTGGGTCTTGCTGGTATGATATAATGATACGCTCAAATTCTTTGTTGTTGATGTAATGATTTTTCATACCCTATCATAGTATGTTTGATTTAGATAATTTATATTCCGATCATAAACTTAAGGGAGAGAATCCTCTTTGTGAAGGGTGTACTATCCTTTCTAAGAATAAACCTTGTAATTCTATCATGGATTATGAGCAGTTGGATGAATGTCCAGCACTCTTTTTATCGGACTCTCTTAAATATAAGTTTGGAGGAACCTTTCCATTCTTGAAGGCCGAACTAAATCTAATAAAGGAAGCATATAAAGAGCCTTTTATATGTGCAGCGTCTGTAAAATGTCCTGATACTAGAGAAGCAGACATGACCCCAGACAATATGAAAATATGTCGCGTACACTTAGAGGCTACCATTGATAAGGTAAAGCCTAAACTAGTGTTCCCTTGTGGGAACTTAGCCATGAAGATGCTGATCAAGAAGAGTGGCATCACAAACAAGAGAGGAAAATCTT